ACCGGGGCGCAGGGACCCAGGGGCGACACCGGGGCGACCGGCGCAAAGGGCGACAAAGGAGACACCGGCGCGACCGGTGCACAGGGACCGACCGGACCGCAGGGCGCGACGGGCGCAAAAGGCGACAAGGGCGACACGGGCGCGCAGGGACCGCGCGGGCTGAAGGGCGATTCCTTCGCGACGGAGGTCACGGACGACGGCGAGGGCAACATCGTCATCCGGACGCTCACGGGCGAGGAAGGCGGGACCGGAAGGCCGGGTGTGACGTTTATCCCGTCGGTGAGCGCGGAAGGCGTCATCAGCTGGACGAACGACGGCAACCTTGAAAATCCCCAGCCGGTCAACATCAGAGGTCCTGCGGGCGCGCAGGGCGCGACAGGCGCAGCGGGCGCGCAGGGACCGAAGGGCGACCCCGGAGAAAAGGGAGACAAAGGCGACAAGGGAGACACCGGCGCGACCGGCGCACAGGGCGCGACCGGTCCGCAGGGCGCGACCGGTCCGCAGGGCGAGCCGGGCGATAAGGGCGATAAGGGAGACACCGGACCGACCGGACCGCAGGGTCCGACCGGTCCGCAGGGCGAGCCGGGCGCAACGCCCGTCAAGGGGACGGATTATTTCACGGATGCGGACAAGGCGGAGCTGGTGGCGCAGGTGATCGCGGCGCTGCCGGACGGAGATGAGGTGAGCTACTGATGGCAAGAGTCATGATCACGCAGGCAAAGCTTGAGGCGCTGGCGGACGCGCTCCGGGCGAAGCTGGGATTCTCGGGCAAGAAGACGCTGGCGGAGCTGACGCAGGCGGTGTCGGACTTTGACACCGGGACGGACACGTCGGACGCGACCGGCGGGGCGGCGCAGATGCTCTCGGGCTACACGGCATACGGCGCGGACGGCAAGTTCACCGGCAGCATCCAGAGCCTCGGCGCACAGACGTATCAGCCCTCCACGTCCGACCAGACGATCCCGGCGGGGAAATATCTGTCGGGGGCGCAGAAGATCGCGAAGATGGTACGTGAGACGCTGGATGTCACGCCTAAAGCAACAGCTCAGTTCCTGACTCCTTCAAGCGGCGTGCATGGTTTCAGCGCTGTCAGCGTTAGGGCAACGACGTCAGGCGGCGGACGTTACTATGACCCGGACACTCCCTCAGCCTGCGCTCCGATCGTTTCCGGCGCGTCTACTCTTGTCTGTGGTTCTTTGCCCTTGGACGGTGCAACGGTCCCATCCGCTGGGACGTATGTCGTCTTTGCTATTTGCGAAAACCTTACCGCAAGCTCGCGGACCTGCTATGCTTTGATTCTCGAGGGAGGCGTGCTGAAGTACGCAGATCTGTCCTCCAGCATTACGATCACGACAAATGATGCCGGGCGTTCGTTTGTGCAGTTCCCCTATCCATTTTTTACGGCTCATTATGTCAACGCTGCTTATTTCTAAGGAGGTACATGAATGGCAAACAAAGAGCTGAAAAGCATCCAATTCCCCGGGCTGAGCGACGTGTACACCATCCCGGAGGGCACGCAGGGAAAGGACGGCATCACGCCGACGATCGGCGAGAACGGGAACTGGTATCTGGGCGAGACGGACACCGGCAAGCCGTCGCGCGGGGCGACCGGCGACAAAGGCGAGAAAGGCGAGCCGGGCGCGGCAGGCAGCCCGGGCAAAGACGGCGTGTCGCCGGTGATCACGATCAGCAAGAGCGGCAAGGTGACGACCGTGACGGTGACGGACGCGAGCGGCACGCAGAGCTTTGAGGTCCTCGACGGCGAGGACGGACAGGACCTGACGCCGCTGCCGACGGTCACGGCGTCGGATAACGGCAAATTCCTGCGCGTGGTAAACGGCGCGTGGGCGGCGGCGAGCGTGCCGGATGCATCGGGGGTGAGCTTTTGAGCGAGACATGGATCATCAAGGATAGTGCGCCGGTCGACGCTGTTTCCTTTGCTTTGAATCGCGTCAGTATTCCGTTTACCAGCAACAACGAATCGTTCGTTGGTCTTGAAATCTACACTGACGACGTGACTCTGTGGTTGAGATACCTCATTTCAGACTCACAAGTAAACGAGGTCGCGACGATCTCCATCGCAGACGGCGAGAATCAGTTTTATTGGGGCGCCAGCGCGGCTTACAGGACTTTGGTCTTTGACGCTGCACCGACGGGCGAGCTTTTAGCGTGGCTGACAAAAAATGCAGACAAGATGACCGAAACATGGATCATCAAGGATAGTGCGCCAGCCGAGCTCTATGAGTTCTTGACTACGGTCAACATTGCCTTTATCTCGAACGGCGAAAGCTTTACGTCATTTGGGTACGTAGACTGCGGTGATACCTGCGAACTACAGTATAGCGGATCGACTGTCGCCGGGATTATCCCGGCAGACCCGAACTCCGGACCGGCGTTCGAATGGACAAACAGCGCCTATAAGACCGTCACATTTGCCACGGCTCCGACCGGCGATTTGCTGGCATGGCTGACAAAAAACGCCGATAAGCAGACCACTCTGGACTATCTGACGACCGACGAAGATCTCTCAAAGGTCGCGGATGCGATCCGCTCCAAGGGCGGGACGAGCGACCCGCTTGTCTATCCGGATGGCTTTGTGACGGCAATCGGGGCACTGCGCTCCACGCCGCCCGAGGAATCCGACATCAATTTCTGGGACTACGACGGGACGCTGCTGTATGCGTGGACGCTTGCGGAGCTGGCGGACAAGACAGAGCTGCCGCCTTTGCCCTCACACGAGGGGCTCGTCTGTCAGGGCTGGAACTGGACACTGGCAGATATCAAGAGCGAAGGGCGGGAACTCGACATCGGGGCGCTGTACATCACGGATGATGGAAAAACGCGCCTGTATGTCGACGTGGACACGGAAACGTGGGACGATTTTGTGCTGAATTATTGGCAATCAACCGCAAACGCAACAACCGTGGACTGGGGCGACGGCACAACGCCGGAAACGAAAAACGCCGATTCGTGGACTGAGCACAGGCACGTATACGCGTCCAGTGGGTCGTATGTGATCACAATGTCCGTCGCTGAGGGCGCGACGATGCGGCTTGGGCGCGGCTCGAGCAGTTGTATGCTGATCGCGAATGGCGAGACGGATAGTGGGCGCTGCGCGATGCTTGCAAAAGTGGAAATCGGCGAAAGAGTGACCCGAGTGACGGAACGTGCTTTTTATAATGCCTGCAGGCTTAGAAGCATATCTGTCCCGTCCGGCGTGCTTTTCGAACCGTGGCGAACATTTGAACAAGCCTCGCAGATACGCGCTGTGACCGCGGCTTTTTCATCCGCGTGTATCCAGACGTTTTATCAGTGCGCCAGCCTCCGCGCCATCGCGTCGGCAAAAGGGACGACGCAGGAAGATAATTATGCCATCGCCTATACAGCAATTCGGCGCATGAACTTCGACATGACCGCCGCGAATTTGGCATTGGCACTCGAACGTGTCCGCATCAAGGCTGTGAACGGCACGGTCGGCAAATTCTCAGCCTGCCATTCTCTGCTCGAGGCGACTATTCCGGCGGATGCGGCGACCTTTACCGCAGCCGGGTTTCAGGACTGCAACGCGCTGCGCAAGGTGACGTGCCTCGGCGACATCGCGAGCATCCCGGCGCAGGTGTTCCAGCGCTGCTATCCGCTGCGCTTCGTGGATTTGACCCATTGCACGGCAGTGCCTACGCTGGCAAACGTCAATGCGTTTGATCAGACGCACGCGCAGCTGGAGATCCGGGTGCCTGCGGCGCTGTACGACGCGTGGATTGCCGCCACGAATTGGGCGACGCTTGCCGACCATATCGTGCCCGTAGGCGTGGCGCAGACCGAATCCGAGCTGAGGATCTACACTGGCGTGACCGTCACGCAGGATGGCGAAGAATTGGAGATTGGAGGTTAAAGGATGAGTAAAAACGTAAAGATCAACAACACAGTCTACAGCGGTGTCGAATCTGTCAAGCTACAGACGGAGGGCGGCGGGACAGCGGTCTTTTACGACCGCGATGCGCAGCCGAGTGAACTCGACATCAATTTCTGGGACTACGACGGGACGCTCCTGTATGCGTGGACGCTCGCAGAGCTGGCAGCAAAGACGGAGCTGCCGCCGCTGCCATCGCACGATGGCTT